CATCGACGGCCCATAAAAGGGATTCGGGGGGTATCTCTCTAGCTCCCTGGGCGACATGTTTAAGGGCTTCATTATGAATAGCCCATGGACATGTTAAGGGTGCTGGTTTCCAATGATTTTTGACACCAGTGTGCTTTTCTAGCAAGTCACTAATCACAGATTTGTGTACTTTGGTTTTGTACTTGACCAAATCGAGATCATGACCCAGAACTTCAATACCATTAAAAGGATCTAGTTCACCTTCATCAAAGATCCGAGTCTTCGGATGAGGTCCAGGACCTTTGATAAAGGGTATACCATAACGTTCCAATGGTAAATCGGCACAATGGGGAGTTTTGATGTAGGAAGGTGAGGTCTTCAACCTTCCATGAGCTTCTTGATAATCAGAATACAGAATCTCCTGAGCATATCCATACTTAACGGATCCATGCTGGAGACCTGAAATGTGAAAGGCAATGATAGCTCCATCTCTCTTATCAGCGATGATAGGTGATCCACAGAATCCCACTTTGGAGATCTTGGATTCATAACTAACACCACGACCACAGGAATGACCGCCGCAATCTATATCAGATGCGTACTTTGCAGAAACAACTTCCATTTGAAAATCCTTATCGCTCTCTTTGTATAATAACACAGAACGATGAGAACCATCTCCCGTTTTCTTGGGAAGATAGCCAGATAAAGACACTTTCATTTTAGGTGCTTTAGGCACTTGAATGAGAACACAATCTTTTCCTGATATTCGATAAAGACTCTTTTCGTAAACAGTTACTCGCGTTCGCTGTCCACCAGTCTCCAAGCGTAAATCTAGCTTGTCGAGAAGTTCCTCTTTACAGGGGTCTATCCTGAAAAAGTGTAGAGGTAACATCAAAATTCCAGCATCTATATAGATACCTTTAATTTTGCGTACAGAATTTGGCCCATCTGCTTCAACGTTCGTAATGTGCTTCTTAATAACATTCTGAAGTTCCTCAGATGCCATATTACGAGGCGATTGCGGTTGAGCAGTCTTACGGGAAAAAGATGGTAAGTATGCATCCCACGAAAAAGTGTTCGAATCGCGGGTAATACCAAACTCTGGGGCTGGGGCTTTATCTCGCATCTGATTCCAAATAACTAAGCCAGTAACGATAGCACCAACGAGTCCAACAGCTGTTGGTATATACTCGTTATACTCGGTGCTAACTCTCCTCGCTCTCTCATAAATTTCTTTCTGAAAGTGAGGATCACTAGTTGCTCTAGCTTTAATATCTGCATATCGTTGACGAAATCCAAGGCACTTGCGTAAAAACATATAGCTGAAGAATACAATAAACCAGAGGACGAAGACCATTAAAGGAGCTTCGTACCAATGATGTTGAGCATCAACAAGTACTTTATGTTTGGTAACAAATTCCATGTACCAAGGGTAGAAAAGCGAACCAAGGATCTTTTGGTAATAATAAAGATCAACATAATAAGCTTTCCAATCGAGATAAGCGGGGGTATAAATTCCAATCGACGCAAAATGCTCCTGATGTGATAGAACGGTTTCTGAATATTGTGGGTACACAGGCACCCATGTCCATTCGTTATGCGTTCTTTCAACATAGTCCACAATCTTGTATTTGCGGAAATCACATCCACCATACTCCAATAAAAATTGCAGAAGCACGG